ATTGGTCCTTCTCCACTTGCTGCGCGATGGCAACGGCCAGAGTCTGCACAGCACGACGACCGCCGACCGAAGTCGTGGTAAATCGCGCTTCCAGACCAGCGTCGCCGCCGCTGATGCACTTCAGAGACAAGCCTGTCTGCGGCTCCCAACCCTTCTTCGCGCCAGGAGGCGCGGCTTCGAGTTCAGGCAGCGGCTCGGTGACAGGCCCGAGCTTTTCGGCCAGCACTTCGCCGTCGCCCCAGGCAATGAAGCCGTGAACGAAAGAGAAGGGGTTGACCGCCCAGCGGGCGTCGTCCTCGGCCTCGGTCTGATCAGCGCCGAAGACCCAATGCCCCGTGCGGTCCATCTTGATGATGGCCGACGACGAGACGCTGACATCGTTGGCGATGGTGCGAAGCGCGGTGGAGAGGGAAGAAACAGCCGGCAGGTTAGCACCGGAGAACTTGACGATATTGGACATAATTTTCCTTCACAGTTTACTAAGGGCTTTTGACAGCCCGACGAACGACTGCACCGCTGGCCGGTCGTCTTCGACCGGGGCGAGAGTCGTACCTGACGACTCGGACTTGATCAAGCCTTCGGGCAGTTCGCTAAAGCGCTTTTTGAGCGCCTTCTCGGCCTGCGCCGGAGACATGATCGAAGTCTCGACGACGACAGATTCTTTCAGACCCATTTCCATGAGAACCCTACGGGCCTCTTGTTCATCGGTCCACTTGCGACGCGCTTGCTTTTGCACCAGCTTGTAGCCAGGCACAGCGACATTCTTCTCCAGAAGGCCAAAGGCCAGCGCGCGCAAATCCTTGATCCACTCTTCCAAGAGATCAGCATTCTTCAGATATTGGCCCAGCGTGTCAACATCCAGATTCACAATCTGTTGCTGAAGCGCGCGGTCCACAGCGCCGGTCATCTGCGGGCAGATCGGCTTGGCGGCGCACCAGCGGCAATGATCTCCCTGCGACAACCCGGCGTCGTCTTGCATTGCCGCCTTGACGGCTTGCACCAGCTCCAACTCGAACTGCTTGACGCGCTCGACAGTCGTTGTCCAGCGCTTAGTGAAGGGCGGCTGCACAATGACGCATTCAATCTCGGTCACGCCCTCAAAGGCCCACTTGAGCGATTCAGTCCGCATCGCGGCGGCTGCGTAGAACAGCAACTGCTCATTCTCCTCGGCAGGCACCGGCACGCCAGAGCCGAACTTCCAATCCAGCACGACAGCCTTATTGCCGATACGACCCACAAGGTCAGTCGAGCCAAACACGCCTGGCAACAGATCGCCAAACCCGACGCGCGTCTCTGTCGCGTATTCGATATCGCCTAGCTCGTCAAGGGCCGCGAGCGCCGGAGCGATCTTCTCGTCGTAGAGTTCGTTCGTCAGAATTTGATCCTTGTACTTCATACCCAGCACATCGGCTCGGCTAGAGAGGATCGCATCCATAGCGTTGTGCAGTAGCGTACCTTGGTCGGCGTACTTGCTGCTGGGCTGAGGGGGCATCTTCTGCACCAGCTTCACCGAGCCAGGGCAGTTGATGACGCGCTTGGCGGTCGAACCGCCGACGATGTTTGAGTGTTGCATGGGCTGGATGATACATGAAAAAAAGACTTGTGCAAAAGTTTTTTACTGTGTTACAGTCGAGTCCCAATCAACTGGAGTCCACTATGGGAATCATCTGCGTCCACGCGCTCGGCTACGACAACATCTTGCTCAGTAAAGATGACCGCGATCTTCAACTGGCCATTCACAGCATGAATGCCACCGTACGCACCACGCTCTCGTCGGCACAAGTACAAACCCTGATTGACGCGCTGCAAAAGGTGTTGGATGAAACCGCCGCTTAAACTTTTAGAGACACGCAAATGAGTTTTGCTTTACGAATTGCCGAATCTGAAGCAGACAAAAAAATTGCAGATCAGATTGTGATTCAGCACCACAGCTATGTGGCCAGCGCCAGAACTGTTGGAAGGTGCCTGAAGTACATCATCAATTTTGAAAATCGAGACATTGGAACATTTTGGATTGGCAGCGGATTTAAACCAACTCCAAAATCTATCCTGATGCACTTTGGCAAAAGTCAAAAAGAATTTGACGCCATGTTTAACAATGTCGCAGACAACAAGCGATTTTGCATGGCCGAGAGAATCCCAAATATTGGATCACGCATTCTCAAACAAGTGCGTCAAAGAGCGAGACAAGATTGGAAAAATCGCTATGGCGACGATCTGGTGGCTATCGTCACCACAATTGGCAACGGAAAAACAGGTGCTGTTTATCTTGCAGACAACTGGAAAAAAATTGGAGAGACTGCGGGTTTACCTGCCGATCGTAAATCGGTGTCAATGAAATGGGATGATGCAGAAAGCATCAATCAAAAATTTGTAAAACCAACTGGCGAGAACAAAAAAATCATTTTGATTACAACGCGATTGGAGGCACGCAGATGAGTTTCGCCGTTGGCTTAATTGTTGGCGTTGTCGTTGGCGGTACGATCATGCATTTCGTACACGAATACATTGATTCCATGATTGAAGACGACGACGACAGCCGTTGGCTAGGCCGCACCTGCCCGCCGTGCGACGGTCAATGTCAACAGGGCCGGCATTGCCCGGCAGGAGAGAAAGATGCAACCTGACTACGCCTACCCCACGATGATGGCTGAGAAAGCCCTCAAAGACCTCCACGAAGCGATGCTGGAGAACCGCTACGACGACGCGCTTTTGGCGGGCCTGAACGCCATCGTCGATGTGCGCCTGGCGCTGGTTGCGATCAAAGACGCGAAGGAACGCAAACAATGACCCGCGACGACATCATCCGCATGGCGCGACAAGTCGGGTTTGTTTTGGATGAGGCTGATTTCATCTATCCAAACCCGCGCCGGTCGGGGATTCAATTGGAATTGGAACGCTTCGCCACCCTTGTCGCCCAGCATGAGCGCGAGGCGTGTGCGAAGTTGTGTGATTCGCTTGAAGAGCAGTGCGAGAAACTTGGCCTGCCTGATGAGAAGTGGCCTACCCCAGCTGACTGCGCCGCCGTCATCCGCGCAAGGGGGAACGATGCCAACTGAGAAAGAACTCTTAGCGATCTGCCTGCGGTGGATCGAAGACACTCCCGCAGACGCATTCGACCGAGCCATGCTCGTTGACGCGATTAAGGCCAAGCTCCAGCCCGAACTTGAGGTACAGCGCCTGCGCTCGTTCCTGACGCGCCTGATCGACCCGGAAGACTTGGGTCACGCCGTGACGGCTGAAGTCCGGCAAAAAGTGAGCGCGTTGTTACGTGCGTGAGTCAACTATCGAGAAGCACTTTGTCGCTCAGGTCAAGAAGCTGGGCGGCATGGCCTACAAGTTCACCAGCCCCGCGCATCGCGGCGTGGCCGACCGCGTGGTATGCCTGCCAGACGGTACTACTTGGTTTGTTGAACTCAAAGCGCCAGGCGGTCGGCTATCCGAGCTACAGAAGGTCTTTCAATCCGACATGGCCCGGATGCGCCAGAACTACGCCTGCTTATGGAGCAAGGACCACGTCGATGCTTTTATTGCGTCCGTATCAAAACCAGGCGGCTGACTTCCTGTACGAACACGACCGGGCGATGATCCTCGCGCCGGTCGGTGCAGGCAAGACCGCCATCACGCTGACGGCTATGCAAGATATGCTGTGCGACGGCCATGTCAAGCGCTTCCTAGTGCTGGCACCGCTGCGCGTCGCCACCAGCGTCTGGCCGGTCGAGCAACCCAAGTGGGCACCCGGCATCACGATGGCCGTGGCGGTTGGCACGCCAGCGCAGCGCCTAGCCGCGCTCAACAGCGCAGCCCAAGTCGTCGTGACCAACTACGACAACCTGCAATGGCTCGCCGCGCAGAAGCTCAACTTCGACGGCGTGGTGTTCGACGAACTGACGCGCCTGAAGAACCCCTCTGGCGCGCGCTTCAAAGCGCTCGCCAAGGTGCTGGACTGCAAGGTGCGTTGGGGGCTGACCGGCTCGTTCACCAGCAACGGATTGGAGGATGTCTTCGGCCAATGCAAGATCATCGACCAGCAGTTGCTGGGCCGGTCCAAGGGCGCGTTTCAGCAGCAGTACTTCTACCTCGTCAACCGCGAGTACGGCGATTGGCAACCGCGCCCTGGCTCGCTGGAGTTGGTCATGCGCCGCATCAAGCCAGCGACCTTCGTGCTGGAGCCTGGCGAGTACAAGGACAAGCTGCCGCCCATGCACACGGTCGAGGTGCGGATGGACTTGCCTGACCGCGCGCCCTACGAAGCAATGAAGAAAGACTTTGTGACGCGCTTCCCGGACGCAACCGCCGTGGCTGTCAACGCGGCTGTGGTGACGCAAAAACTACAGCAGATGGCTGCGGGATTCGTTTACACTCCCGAGCCGGTTTGGTTCAGTACGCACAAGTTTGACCGGCTCGAAGAACTGCTGGCCGAGAACCAGCAGGCCAACACCATCGTTTTCTACAACTACGTAGAGGAGCTAAGTGAACTCAAGCGACGTTTTCCACACGCCCGAACAGTTGACAGCATTGATGATTGGAACGCCGGACGAGTACGTTTGCTATGTCTACACCCCAAGTCCGCTGGACACGGACTCAACCTCCAGCACGGCGGGCACCACATCGTCTGGCTCAGTCTGCCATGGTCCCTCGAACTCTTCGAGCAAGCCAACGGACGCCTGCACCGCAGCGGCCAGCAGCGAGAAGTCTGGTGCTATGTGATGCTGGCTAACAAGACGGTGGACGAGAAAATCTGGGCGGCGCTGCACGACAAGCGCAGCGTCAGCGACATTGCAATGGAGAGTCTTAAATGACCGATATCAGGGAGCGAATTCGCTCGACCAAGGCCCAGCTTCGTATTGCCACCAAGCAGTACAACCAAGCAGGGCGACTACTGGCGCGGCTCACGAAGTCGCTTGAGCAACTGGAGAAGAAATATGCTGACGCAAAAGCTCGTAAAAGAACGGTTTGATTACAGAGACGGGAAGCTGTACTGGAAAGTCCGCGCAGCGAACAATGTCTTTGCCGGTGATGAGGCAGGATTTATGCAGGGGAATGGGTATAGAGGCGTTGTTATCCATCGAAAAATCTACCCGTTGCACCGCGTAATCTTTCTTTACCACTATGGATTTCTGCCAAAGATCGTAGACCATATAGATTGCAACATAGCGAACAACAGCATTGAGAATTTGCGGTCAGCTACTCTAGCCGCAAATGGGCACAACAAGCGTGTTGGAGTAAACAACACATCAGGCGTTAAAAATGTAAGTTGGTGTAAGGCCGCACGCAAATGGACGGTGATGGTCCAGAAAAACGGCAAGCAGCACTATTTCGGCAGATATGAAGATTTAGACGACGCTGCTTTGGTTGCGCGTCAAGCTAGAACAAACCTACACCAGACTTTTGCGAGGCACGTATGACACTTAACTGGAGGCAACTCAATCAAAAACTTAATCTGATGACGGAGGACCAAGTCCTACAAATGCTCAACGACGAGCGTATCGGCGCGCGGCGCGTGACGATCTTGGAGCGCCTTCACCAGCGCTACACGATGCTGCGCTCGGCCCGAGAACGAGTAGAAATCCTAAAGGAAGCAGTCAAATGAAGCCAAGCATCTTAGACCCGAAATTCAAGTACGTGCCAGCCGCGTACACCAACATCCAAGACAAATGGCGACAGCACGGATGGAAACCAAAAAATGAAATGCCCGTTTTGCAACGCATGGACGACGGTCACATTGACCAGGCAGACCGAAGAGTTCGTGCGAAGATCGCGCGTGTGCGGTAACGAGCATCGGTTCACGACCGAGGAGCGTGCCGTGCCTGACTCTAGGCAGCGTCTGAAAGAAAAAGAGCTTTCTCAGCCTCGCGGCGCTTCACCAGGCCAGGCAAAACTCGACCGCCGCCCTTGGTCCAATCCATGAGCGACTCAGCCGCGCCTTCCCATTCACCTCGGTTGGCGCGGATTCTGATCTGGCTGCGCTGCAAGTTCCCTAGCCCAGCATTAAAGGCAAAAGATACCAAAGCGTCGAAAGCTCCTTGACGGCCAGATACGCCGGGCACAAGACGTAGAACACCGCGTTCAAAACTGCTGACATCAGTTGCGAATAGCGCATTGATTTCCTCCTTACTCCATACGCGGTTGTCGCTGTCAGCCAGCGGAAACTCTTTTCGGTTTGCTATTGGCAAACGAATCTGCTGCTGGTACAGCACGTGGCCGTACCCAATCGTCCAGATATGCGCCGGGCACAGGTAGGGCTTGTTTCTGCACCCTTCGTAGCGGTGCATCAACTCAGCGCCCGCATGACTCAGTTTCACTTCTTGAAGCCCCGCGATCCGAACCAAAAGCCGATGATGCCGCCCAGCATGGACATCTCATCGCTGGAGAAGATCAGCTCGCTGTACTTGATCACATCGTCAATGCTCTTGATCAGCTCAGGGTGCGACCAGAGGTAATAGGCCAGGAAGCCATTGATCGCCAACAGCTCCAGCACAAAGAGGTAGGTCACAGTCGGGCGCACGGTCCCGATGTAGTTGGCGACCCACTTGCTTGCGCTCTTGAGAACTTGCTTGTCATGCTCCTGAGCGCCTTGCGTCATTGCCGCTTCGGTCTGCATGGCGATCTGGTCGGACCTGATCTCCTCGACCTTGGCCTGGGCTGCAAAGCCCTGCGCCGCCAGCGCCAACTCGCGCTCAGATTGCGCCCGAGCCAGGGCAAGCTCGTGCTTTTGATCTTGCTTGGATTGGAAGTAGTCCAGCAGTTTCGGCAGACCGCCGAGCAGGATGCCACCAAGCGTTGAGAGAAGAGAGAGCATCAGTTACTCCTGAGATTGTTGCACCGCACCACGCGCAGCGCCGGAGGTGATATTGGACGCCGATTCTTTTACCCAATCGATACCGTACTTGCGCCCGATGTCGGCCATTTTGAGAAGATCGTCGGGCGATATTCCCTTCTTGCTCCTTTCCAGCGTACGCATAAGCTGAACCGCGTCGGTGGGGTTGCTCAAAAGATTGATCAACTTTGTTTCCGTCTCTCTTGCTGCTTGCCGCGCCCAGAACTTGCTGAACGTCGAGGTGACTGCGTACAAGTTGCCGGATACTGGGTTCAGGGCGCGTGATACGATCTGCTCGGGCGAGGAGCCGGTAACCTCTTCCACAACGGTCTTGGGAACCATATCGGTTCTAAACGCCACGCGAGTGGGGTCAACCGACAGACGCTGGGTCGTGGTGGCAAAATCCTGAACCTTCTGGGCGTAGGTCGGGCCAAACACGCGGTTAAATATCGCCGCCCGATTGCGGTCAGACAGCATCGCTACAGGATCGCCCGCACGGACGATGTCGTCCAGCATGAACGCTCGCACGGCGTTAACCGAGTCCTTATCGGCACCGTACTGCCTCATGAACTTGTTGGTGAAGTTCACATCGCCGTACATCTTGGTGACCAGTTCCTGCGGGCTGCGGACGCCTTGGGTGCTGAGAATCTGCTCGCCAGCAACGCGCTGGAAGTCGGCATTAAGCCTGGCGCGAGCGTCCAGAAGACCCTGCACATTGCGCGTGGCCCCGTCTAGCTCATCGCGCAGTCCCGGAATCAGCGACACGCCACCCTCGTTCTTCTTGAGCCACTTAGCCGCAGCCTTGGGGTCAAGAACGCCGTTCTTCAGCGCGGCGGTCGAGAAGGCGTCAACGAAGGCAGAACGAGCTAGGTTGACGCCTTGTTCGCCCGTCGCGGTAATGAAGTCGGACACATTCGACTTGTTGCCAATGATGGCAGGCGCGATCTGCTCGACGAACTTCTTGCGATCCACAGCCGCAAGCGTGGCCGAGTCAAACGGCAGACCGACGCGCTGGAAGTAGGCGTTGTCGGCGTTGCGATAGGCAGCGACGAAATCCGGGTCCAGGCTGTCAATATGACCCGCGACGCGGCGCTTAAGATCAGACAGCAAACGAATATCAACCGAATCGTTGGTTTTTCTTAGCTGGCTATTGATCTCTCGTTTGAGCGAGTCGAGGTCTTGAATCGTGGCTGCGCTAAACGCCTTGCCGCCGGGGGTCATAGACACGCCTTGCGCCGTCAAAATTGGGCTAGGCTCAGTAGTTCTTGGCTTAAATAGCCGCTCGACTTTTGAATAGATAGTGTCAAAAGTCTTGAATCTATCCGCAGCTTGACTGCCCACCACAAAGTTGAAGATGTCGTCTACCGACGCCGCTGGCAGTTCAAGATTCTTGGCCTTGGCAATATCGAACGCCTCTTGGTACAGCGGCTTGGTAGACGCGCGCGCTGCTGATTCCTTTTGCTCGATCAACTTGGCGACACGCTGACCAAAAGCATTGGGATCGACCGACTGACCTTGGTAGGCGTCGGCGATCTGCTCATCCAGAGTCTTGATGCGCCGCGCTTGCAGATTAGCAAGGTCAGGCGCTGCGGCCGTGACGACGGCTTTGCTCGGATCACCGAACAAGCGCAGTTGGTTCTGCGTCAGCGCAGCTTTAGCCGCCTCGTACTGCGCGCCGTACTGCGCGCGGAACAAAGAGTTCTCAGCAGACAGTTTGCGAATCTGCTCGTCAATAACAGGGTTGTTAGCAAGAATAGCCGACAGCGGCAACTGCACGGCAGGCGCGCCAGGCGCTTTCAGAGACACGCTTTGTTGCGCGCTGATAGCTTCTTCGATGGTCTTGCGGATATTGGGGTCGGCGTCAATCGCGGCGTTGAAGATGTTGCTGATGCGCCGGTCAACCTCCTTGAACACCTCGTTTTCAGGAACGGTGCCGGTGACCTTGTTCCATTGACCTTTAATGACATCGAAGCCTTTACGCACAACTGGACCGGCGCGCGTTGCATCCCCCAATGCATATGCAGTACCGCCGCCACCGACCACGCCGCCAAGAATGCGCCCAGCAGTCTCAGACCCAACTTTTGCTCCGGCGTACGCGCCTGCTTCGCCGCCAGCCTCGGCACCAGAACCGACAATGGCTTGCTCTGCGGGCCGCGCGGCGGCTTGACCAAACAGTCCCAAGCGACGCACCGCAGCGATAGGCGGGAACAAGTACGACTCGGGCGAAGTAGCGGCTTGCAGACCGCCAGCAACTATCTTCTGACCAACCGTCTGCGGTTCGGCGCCGGTACTACCCAGCAGGCTCATGGTGCCTTGGTAGACAGGCTCGCGGCCCCGCGTGAAGGCTTCGCCGTATGTTTGCTGCACGCGCGGCGGCGCTGGCGGCGGTGCGGTCAGTCCAAGAGCGCGGCGGGTGGCTTCGCCCGCGCGCATACCAAGCTCCATCGGGTTGATGCCCATGCGACTTGCGGCTTCGCTTGCCACATTAGCCAGACCCGTCACTAAGCCAAGCGATGATGCCGGCCCCTTACGAAGCGCCTCAGCCCGGTAATCGCCTTGCGGTTCCCCAGAGAGCATCCGCAGGGTTTCATCTGACAGAGATGCCAGATTCCCCGAAGAGATAGCCTCTAGTTCAGCGTCGCTCAGTTTGGACAGATCAACAGACATTACTTTTTCTCCTTACGACGCGCCAATTCTGCCGCCGCTCGTTCGGCCAGACTACCGCCGCCCGCCGCGCTGGGGGCCGCGCGCAGTTCAGGGAAGTCAAGTGCTCTCCTAACTTTTGCCTCATCGTACCCAGGCGAGCCAAGTGCGATATCAAGTTGTGCGTTCACTTCGGCCTGCGCTTTTCTGGCCGCAACAGTACGGATAGCAGTCAAAGTATCGCGGATCTTCCTTTGCGTGTCGGCTGTTGGTGTGCCAGAAAACAGTCTAGATGTCGCGTCGAAAAGACCGCCAAGAATAGACGGGTCGCCGCCCGCTTGCTCGACATCGCGGCGGCTCAATTGGCTGTCGCCTAGCGACTTAGCAAGCTGAACTCGCGCGGCGTTGAAAGACACAAAGTTGCCGGTAGCCAGCGAGTCATTGATCGCTTGCAATGCTTGATCAGCAGAGTTAATCGCCTTGAGTTGCGGATCGATAGTAGCCTGCACATCCCGGCGAAACTTCGGGATGTCTCCAAGCTGCTTATCGCCTGGCAACGAAACCTGCGTAGCGCCCGACTTGGCTTTTGTGTTTTGCCTTGCCTCTACAAGAGCATTCGTAGCCACCACTTCTGCTTGGGTCAGTTCAGAGAACGGCTTAAAGAACAGCTCTCTAGCCGCCGCCTCGCGGTCCACACCAAAGCGCTCTGCCGCGCCGCTAACGAGTTTGTCAATCTTGGATAGACGGTTCTTGATGCGGGGGTCGGTATCAGCCACGCCGTCAGCGCGGAACTGATCAATCTCGCGCTCCAGATTGGCAATCTCAGTTGGCTTGAGCTGCGAACGCAGGTCTTTGATCTGCTCACCCAGCACGTCTGCTCGGGCCTTAGCCGCAGGAACTTTCGTCAGCGCAAGCAGTTTGCCTCGTTCGGATTCAAGATTAGCGATTTGCTGTGCCAGCGTAGCGCGGGTCTGTGCCGGGGCCGCAGGGGCCGCAGGGGCCGCCGCCGCAGGGACCGCCGCCGCAGGGGCCGCAGCAGGGGCCGGAGCAGGCATAGGAGCCTCACCAACAGGAGGCAACGGAACGCCCGTCAAATCGGATTGCGGGACAATCGTACCAACTCCCACACGGTTAACGATTGGTATACCTGCTCGCGTACCTGCGGAAACATCTTCAAATCTCATACCGGGCGCTACCGCCTCCGGAGCAGCAGCCTCCGGAGCAACAGTAGCAGCCGCAGGCGCGGCTGCTGGCGCCGCTGCCGCAGTCGGGTACAAACGCTCAAACGCGGCCCTCTGCGCCGCAATATCTGCAAGTTCAGCCTGATCCTTAGCCGCTTGCGCTTCACTAGCCTTGGCCGCTGCTAGGCGCTGATTGCGCTGGGCCATCTCGCTTTCCATCTTGCGAGCCACATCAGCCAATTGCATTGCCCCGACCGTATCACCCGCCTGGGTCAGCATCTGCACACCCTGCATGATGGAATTCGGGTCGTTGTAGTTGATCTGACGAGCAATCGAGTTGCGCGTGCTAATCATCTGGAGCTGCGGGTCAGTACCGCCTAGCGCGCCAGCCAACTGGTACGCACCACGACCGATGGCGAAACTGGCTTTTTGGAACGGGTCAAGTTGCGCGAACTGCAACGCTTGCTCGCTGGCGCGTTGCGCCTGCGCCTGCTGATACAGCTCAGGCGTGATGCCGAAAAGAGATGGAACGATGTCAGCCATGATCTACCCTTTAGAGTGCGTAAGCGTACTCGTCAAAACCACCCATGGGTACGGCTTCGCCCCGGCCACCCATGTAGTAGCTAGTCGGCGTAGGCGCCATACCGCCACCGCCAAACATCCTTTGAATCCCGCGCTCAATCGCCGGGTTACTAGATGCGCTAATCAGAGTTTCGGCAAATGGATTGTAAGCGTCTGCCCTAAAGCCTGATTGCGCCGCAGCCAAGCCGCCTTGATACAGCGCATTAGCGCCCGTCGGGTTGGCAATGCGACCGCCCAGCGCGGAGCCAAGCTCAAGAGCCTGCTGGCCTTGCGCCTCCAACGAACCAACGCCGCCGAGATAAGCCTGGTACGGAGCCAGAGCGCCGACCTGACCCTGATAACCTTGCGTCAGGAGGTTGCCTGCGGTGCCAAGCAGTCCAGCACCGAATGATGTCTGCTGCTGACCAGCCTGCATGGCTTGCGCGGCCAGAGCCGCATCTTGCTGCGCCAGGGCGTTGTAGTACGCCTCCATCTCAGGCGTCGTTGCACCCAGACCAGCCGCACCGCTAGGCCGAGCGCCGGTAGCGCCAACAGACAGACCACCTCGTCCCTGCTGGAATAGCGTGTTCTGAAGTTGCGCCATCTGACGCTCGCGTGTCGGGGCCAGCAACTCTTGCTGCCTAGCCATGTACTGCTGCGCGGCCTCTTGCGGCGACTGCGCCAGATATTGCTGCCCCAGGCCAAACAGCCCCTGAGCGCCGGTCTGCAAGGGGGCGAACTGCTGCTGCGCCTGCTCTGCTTGCGTCAGACCCTGACCAGATAGCGCCATCAGGCGGTTTTGATACGCCTGCATCTCCGGCGAGATGGTGTACCCAGCGCCTGTAACTTGACCGCCAGGCCCGTACTGGAACTGCGACTGACCGAAGCGCGTGGTGATGCCTACCGGGCGAAAGCGCGCCTCGTTGGCGGAAAGCTGTGCGGCCTCCCTCTGCGCGTTGGCCTGAGTTTCTGCGGCGTCTTTGGCGGCTTCACCTTGCAGGTAGCCGCCAAGCAAACCTGCGCCAGCAACAAGTAACGGAACCATATCAACTCTCCTGTAACGTGACGCAGACTTGACGATTCATCTGCTCAAACTTTTCTTTCGACATGACGCGAGCGAAATACACCTGATAGGTCTTCTCGACATTGCACACCACGGGTCGCTGCTCGTAGATGGCGCAAAGGTTGTCGGGCGTGAGGTGCATACAGTTGATCTTTTTACAGCACATCCCGCACTTTTCGCATTTCACGCTGTGCGCTTCCACATATACACGGTGATGTAGGGCTGATAGTTGGCATTGGTGCCAGACGAGCCGGTCGTACTGTTGGTGACGGAAATGCCGGTGGTAGCCGTACTGGTGTTTTGCGTTGAGTTTGTTGTTAAACACGAAGTATTGGAACCGGATTGAACCTGCGGACTTCCTGCTTGCTGAAAAGTATGATTGTGTCCGGGATCGGTAACCGTTGCCGTGTGGGTGTGCGACACAACAATCGCGTCAGCGCTACCACCAGTCTCTTCAGCCGTGTCAAACAGTGCATTACCGGCATCAAAACCCACCGGCACTCGGCCCGCACCAAACGCTGCCCAAGTGCCAAAACCCAGAAGCGTTCCAGGGTTGGTGCTGCTGGTAGCGTTCATGTAGATCGAACCGACCGGGTGCAGCACTTGCAAAGCAGCCTGCACAAAAGCCGTCGTTGCCAGAGCAGTCGTGTTGTTACCAGAACTCTGCGTGACGCCCGTCGTGCCTGTTGGCAACGAGGGCGTGCCCGTGAACGTAGGCGACGCCGTATCAGCCTTTGTCGCTACCGCAATAGCGATGTTGACAAACTCGGTGTTGATTTCCGTGCCCTTGACGATCTTGAGAGGATCGCCAGGCGACAGAGAATCCTTCGTAGCGAAGTTGGTGCTTTGAACGTAGTTACTCATGACATCTTCCCATCTTTCGATTGGATTTCGATCTTCTGGATCGACAGCGCCGTTCCATCAATGTTGGTTTCGTACCCGGTTTGCACTACCTTACCGCTGCCAGAAGCAGAAGCAACGAGCGTCTGCAAGGCGACGCCGTTAGAGTAGTTGGCTACGGGCGATCCGTTAGCGCCATATTGAGCAATGCCGTACTCAGAAATGCCCTGCGGAGGGATCAGCACGTTGCTCGACAGGTAGTTGGTGTTGAAGTCAAAACCCCACTTGACCGTGACGTATTGATTCGAACCACCAATGACAACCGCCTTGATCTTCTTGAGAATCGAAGTGATGTTCTGGTTCCCGAGATCGGCGTGGTTCGTGAAGTACTCAAACCGATAGTTAGCGCCGTCATCCTCATAGCCGGTGTATTGGCCGATGTAGCCGGTCTTGCCGATCAACACATTGCCGTTACGCCGCGCCAGAAGCGCGGTTGGATCAATTGAGTCCCAAGTCGTCGCCCGGAATGAACCGTCCTGCAACTGAACCCGAGTGTCAAAACAAAATACTCGATTGGTTGAAGGCGTGGTCAGAAGATAGAACGCCTCGTATTCAGAATAGACCGACTTCACATTCGCCAGCGTCTCACTAGCCAGCGCGGTCACCAAGTCGTTACGGACGTTCTTGGACAAATCGCCCAGCGGCGCTGACTTCTCGACAATCGTCCTGGCAAACGAACGAATGCCCGAATTGGACAGGAACAGGACATCCTTGCCCGTCGTCTGGATAGAGTCGCGGGCAATGCAACCGATGCCGCCCACCGTATCACTCAGGCTCATGGTGGAGGGCGTGGTGGCGTTCTGATACACCAGAATCTGGCGCTTGCCAAAGATGATCAGGAAGCCGTTATGCGCGGCCAAACCTTCGATCTCATCTGGGCCGTTAGGCCAAACCCGGTCCACATTGAGTGAGCCAGCCGTGCCGGTACTCCATACATGGCCTGCCAAAAGATCAGAGAAGTAGACCGTACTCTTGTTCGTAGTGGTGTTGGCAACCCACAGGCGACCAAAGGCCGAAAGAACGATGTTGGAGTTCGTCACCGTCCCGGTGTAGCCGGTCTTCTCGCTCACCCGGCGATAGGTCGTAGTGCTGACCGCCGGGTCATAGATCAGCGGATCGTGCCCGGATTGGAAGAAGTAGGTGATGCCGTTGAGAGACGCGCAAGACCAGTTGCTGGCCGTGATCGTGGGAGCCGTACCCCCTCCCCCGTAGGTCAACTCCACCACGGCGTTCGAGCTATCGAGCTTGAAGAGCTTGTTATTGCCTGCGAACAGAATCGTCAGCGTGCCGTCTGTTTGCACTAGCTCATGGATCACACCAACATCGTTAGCGCCCAGGTTGCCAGACGAAGAGTTCACCTTCGTCCAGCCCTTGCGCGAGCCAATGCGACCATACTGGTCAATGATGCAGTTGGTCGCAACCAGCGCGAAGCCCGCCTGCAAGTCCAGAGGCGAGTCCTGCGTATTCAGCCCGAAGAAGCCGGGGGCCGAAATGCTGACTGATTGCAGCGCCTGGCTCATATTGCGACGAACTCCTGATTCTCAGGGTAGCGGGTGCTTTCGAGCGCGATGTAGTCCGACAGCATCGAGCGATAGAGCTGGTACGCCTCAGACGATGCCAGACCGCCATCCTCGCCGCGCTCGACCAGCGCCCGAGCAAATGCGTTTTGCGCGACCAGCACATCAGGCACCAGCACAGAGGTGCTGTCCGATGAGAGCGTGGCCTGCGGGATAGTCAGAGAGAAGGTGATCGTGTAGACATTGTCTGGGCGCGGGTACAGAACCACCTTAGTGTCGCCGTTGCCGTCCACGCCATCAAATGAATACGCTTGAGGAATGCCGGTAACTGGCGTGGTGAAGTTCTGAAAGCGATTCATCTCGACAAACGAGATATTGGTCAGCCCGACATTGGAGGTCGGATTGATCGCGTCCATCACCTGGAACTTCTGGCCTGCGCCGGTCATCGAGTAGATATAGGTGCCCGCCACCGTGGGGAAGGTGACAGTCTGGCCCAGCACGTTCCAGGCGTAAGCATCTTCAATCTGGCGCTTGGCGTCGTTGACGAACTTGCCAATGAGGGTCGAATAGCTGGTTTCGTTGGCCGTAGACACCTGCGTCTCGCGCAGACGAATCAGCACATCGTTGATCAGTTGCAGGTAGGTCATTGCCGTGTCAGCCCTGTTTCTTCAAAGGTTGCGATCACAGAAATAGTTGAGCCAGATTCTGAAATCGTCGTGATGTAGTCACCTTCTTCTAGCACGATGTACTGGTTGACATCAATCTCGGCAAGCGTCGATTTAGCGGTAAGTGTGTACTCAGTTGTGATCGGTATGGTTGAGGCTGTACTTGCGTCATACCAACTAAAACTGATGTGCTTGTTTGCGCCGCCATTGTTTGATGCGTGAAGAAGCACGCATTTAGCGTAATAGCCGGTCGGCACCGTGTACAACGTGGTAGTTGTAGCAGCAGTTAAACTTCTACCGACCGAGATTGGCCTCACTTCTTGTTCCTCGCTGAGATTGCCTTGGCTTTCGCTTTTGCATCCGCTTTGGACGATGCGCCCCAGGCTTGGAGGGACAACAGGAGGCGAGTCGGTTCGCCGTCCTTGTACTCAGGCCCAGGCATATTGCCCATTCGCGCTAGGAAGGAGGCCCGTCGCGGGTTGTCGCCTGATTTGACCGGGGCTTTTAGAGAGCCACCGGTCGCAGCATTATAAGACGCCCTGCCCTTGGCGTTCAAGCCGCCTTTTTTGTTCTGTCCCTCTTTTCGCTGCCAGGCGGGGGTTTTCATTTCTTCTTAGCGGTTTTTGCCGCCTGTTTGAAGGCTTTGGCCGTAGGAGCGCCCTTCGTGCCAGGCTTACGCATCTTCTCGCCAGAACCGGCTTTGATGCGCTCGCGCTTGGCTGCAATGTTGGCGTAGAGTCCCTGCTTCATTTCTTTTTGGCCTTTCCAGCTTGCGACAGGGCAATAGCCACCGCCTGTTTCTGGGACTTGACGACCGGGCCTCCCTTGCCCGAGTGCAAGGTTCCGGCCTTGTACTCGCGCATGACCTTGCTGATTTTCTTCTCAGCCTTGGTCTTTTTCATTTGCTACGGCCCATCTTCTTCATGGGGGCAGACTTCATAGGCGGCGCTTTCATGGACTTGCCCATTTTGGCGGCGTACTCTTTAGCCTGCTTCTTGCCTTTTTGAGTGTAGGCGAACTTCTTTTCTCCGACCATCGGCATATCAATCTCCTTAGATAGTGGCTACTTTACGAGGGCGTCCACGGGGCCGAGCCGGAGCCGTGAACGGCGTGTCATCACGCTGCTTGTTAGGGTCGAACTCTGGCTCTTGTTCCTCTTCGTCTACTCGGACATAGCCAGCGTGACCGCGCATCGAATCAATGTCGTGCTGAAGAGTGAACGTCACCGTATTACCACTCTGAAGACAGCGAAAGGTTGCCATTTGAACTCCAAAAACAAGGGGGCAAAAGCCCCCTTGCTTTACACAGCGCGTGCGACGATCAAACTTAGCGTGGTAGACGCCAAGTTAACAGAACCGGCAGTCGGGTTGTAGGTCACGATAGTCACCGTGTTAGCAGCCGAGACATAAGCCCGTTTGACCAGGCCAGCCTCGCTAACACCATGCGAAAAACCGATAACCATATCGCCCAGCGCGACGCCGGGGACGGTAACCGTATCCGTATCCGTGGCACCAGCGCTAACAGCGCCAGCGTCAAGAGTGCATTGCACTTCCCAAGTGTCCGAGAACAAGCCCCGGAATTGATCGTTGCCCCTGCGGGAAACGACAGCGGTAGCAGCAGCCATATCAATCTCCTTAAAAAGACGCCCCCCGGCTTGTGGCCGAGGGGCTAGTCATTAGGCCGGGACGGCCAGAGCGAAGGCTGCGGAAGCGTTGGCAGCGGTAGAGGTGGCAGAGGTACGCAGAGCCTTCACGCCGTAGATGGTGTCGGCGGTGAAGAGGGTGCCCAGGTATTCCTGCTTGTACTGCGTCTGCGAACGCACGCCGAGCTGCTCAACCAGTACCATCGCGTCGCGGTGGCCCATCAGGCAGATACGGTCGGTGCCGCTGCTACCAGCGCCGGTGTCGGCGTTGGACGAAGCGAACACAGCCATACCGTAGAGCTGACCGATTTCACCGTTGCGGATAGCGTCGCCGTTGCCGATGAACGCTTGCTCGGTGTAGCGGGCCAGACCCATCAGGGTGTTGCGGCTCGACGGGGGGATCAGGAAGAAACGGCCATCCATGGGAACGTCGTTGTCGTCCAGACGCTGAATGGTGCGGCGGATAGCGGCATCAGTCAGGGCGGCAGCGTTGGAGCTGGTGGAGTTGTACGCGGTCGTACCGTCAGAGCCGATATAGGCTTTGGTGGTGGTGTTGCTGGTCGCGTAGTCGTCGGTGCCCACGGTAGCGCCGTTGAAAGCGCGGCCCAGTTGCACCAGGTCGGTATCGATGCGGCGAGCCAGAGCGTAGCCAGCGTCTTCCGTGTAGAAGGCGCGCAGGCTGGTCAGGGCTTGCACTTCAACGATGTCCTCGATCAGGCGGCTGTACTCATAGTGCTTGTTGATCAGCACTTGAATGTTGGTGTCGCTCTCAGCAATCAGAGTAACGGCATCGGTAGCAGCCTTGGCAGAGGCAGCGCCGCGAACGGGCGCGGGGATGTTGACGGTATCACCCTTCTTGCCACGGAAGGACATCTTCTTGACCACGTTGGCCAAGACGAGGTTCTTCTTGTACGCAGCGATGATTTCATCAGACCAAATTTCAGGAATGAAATTGGCTGCGGAAGTGGTGGTGACGCTATTTGTCGGGGAAAAGGCGGTATTAGCCATGTTAAATCTCCAGATTTAGGTGGGTTACTTGACCCGGCCCTCTTGGTAAGCCTGCATGATCTCATCAGACAAGGCTTCGTAGCGAGCCGGATCGGTCATTTTCAGCCGAATGAGGTCGGCGCGGCGGTAGACTCGTTTCGAACTCTCCCCAGACCCACCAACATCCACTTGCGCGGCTTTCATGCTCTTGGCCCGGCTGGCATCGCTTGCCTGCTCGGACTGTTTAGCTTTCACGCCGCGCAACTGTTTGAAGGTAGACAGCAGTTCGTTGGCAGAGTCATAGTCAAATTCAGCGTCTGCTTTTGCGTACAGCGCCAGGCGAACGGACGAACCCTTCACCCAATTCTGAAAATCAGCGTCGCCGACCACCTGCGTGTAATCGGGATGCTCTTGCGCCAGCTTTTGCTGAATCTGCATCCGTTTGAACTCTTGGCTCGCTTGGCGCGCCGCAAGAACATCCGGGTGCTTATCTATGGTTGCCTGAACAGCCTTCTTTGGATCTTCAAAGAAGTCTACTTCCGGTTCTTCCTCTTTTACTTGCTGTTGCTTCGACCCGAGGTTTTGCTTGATAAGCTCATCGGCCAGCTTTCGGACTTCGCCCACTTCCTGGGCCTGCTTACCAATGAGCTTCTCAGCCTCTTGGTGCATCCGAATGATGTCGTCCAGACTCTTGTCCCGATACTTGTCGGGGAGCGCGGGCTTCGACTCTACTGCCTCAATTTCACTTTGCGACTCGGGTTCTTGGTCAATCAGCATAGATGTTTCCTGCCAAAATGGTTGTAGGAGATTCAACTCGGCCATGGGCTTATGAGTTGGCTTTGCGCTCCGCGTTCAGCTTTTCGATGTGCTTGCGCTCAAACCGCCCGTATTCGGACGGAAAAGCGCCAGACCAACCTTCGAGCTTGAACGCGGGTGCGCTCATGATGCGGCTGGCTGTACCGCCGCATCCACACCGGACACTCTTCGTCTCATAACCGACGAGCGTTTCGATGCGCTGCCCGCATTCGCAGGCAAATTCATACATTCTTCGCATTGTTCAAATCCTCGTACGCATCCTCGCTGACCTTTTTCAAGGTTTTTAGCCACGTCAGGATAGAAATCTCACCTTTGCGAAATTGTAGACTTTTCTCATCCGCAATGGTAGACACATTGTTTAATGCGTCAAGCATATTGTCAATATCTTCGATAAGGTCGATCCAGCCTTGATGGGCGAACAGATCAAATCTGTCCTCATAGTACTTTTGTAGCTTGGGTTCCATTACATTGCCAGAGCGTTGAGAAGCAAAATTGCACCGCCAGCACCAACGACGACGCTGGCGTAGAGCATGGGCATCATCACGGCCAGAATCGCCGCGCTGGATAGGACGATAGCAAGTTGCAGGGCCATGCCTGCGTAGCTAAACCACGGACTGCGGGCCTTGGCGGCATCCCGGTCAGCCTCTGCGGCCTTGGCCTTGGCGCTGATTTCTTCCATATCGGCCTTCTGCTTGGCGGCTTTATCGGCCTTGCCAGCCTCTTCGTAGATCACCGAGCGAATGTTCTTGGCCTGATACCAGGCCCAAAGGTTGTTCGCCTCGATGGTCTTGCCCAGCACCCGGCTGGAGTTGCTGCCGCCGTAGTAGCCGTTAACCGCCAGCAGCAGGGCAAAGATGCTGATGGTGATGGCAGCCCAGGCTTTGACATAGGCTTCGCGCTCAGACCGGCTGGCGCTCGGAGGTGGTTTCTTGATCATAGACCTAGTTTCTGGAAGATCATGGCAAAGATACGGTTGGCGATGTCAGGCGGCAGCGTGATGATGAAGTCAAAGGAATAGTTGATGAAGATGAGGTAGCAGATGACCTTGATCCACTTCTCCATCGCATCAATGAGGATGAGATGGATATCGACGGGTTTGCGGGGCATCTCATGCGATTATCTGTACGAGTAGCCAACCCACACCACCCAGCAGCACCGCAGCAATGGCAACTGCGATGCCGATGTCCCGAAACTCTTTCATCTCGCGCTGGCGCTGAATCTCCGCGAGCTTCTCCTGCTCGGCCTCTTGCTTGTCAGAAGCATTCATCTCAGCTTCGCGCTTCTTGATCTGGTGCCAGATGTCCATGTTGTTGGACGAGAAGAACAGCCCTTGCACCTCGCGCTCGAAATCGGCCTGAGCCTTGAGCGCCATCTCGATTTGCATCGCCGCGCCGAGATTGCTGCCGCCCTTCTTCTTAGCCTGGCGCGCCGCTTTGGTGGCGGTCGCTTTGGCGTCGAAGTAGTTGCCCAGCAACGGCCCGAGCTGCGAGACATCGCTCGCAGTCTTGGAGGCCATTTTCACCATCTTGACGGCCTTGTTGACGGCCTCCAAGGCGGCGATGGGGTCTATCATGATCATGGTCAGCCACCCTTGAAGTGCCCTGCCACCCAAGTGATCCCGCCGCCAACCATTGAGGCGATGGTCATGCCCATCCAGAACCCGCCCTTGCCCTTGTTCGCCAGGGCAATAAGTTCTTCAAGCTGGCGCTCCATCTTGTCGATCTTCTTGTCCATCGTCTGGACGCGCTCCCAGAGAACGCCATACTTGATCGGGTCGATTTCAGTTTCCATCTTCAGGCTCCAGCACATACACGCCTGTGCTTGAGGCGATTACGGTTTGATCTACCACCGGCTCCTGCCACGACCAGCCAGCCTCAGCCAAGATTTCATCGGTGACCGCTTCCATCGTCCGGGTCGTGCTATCGGGCAGGCGCACCCGCGTAGGCCGAGTTTCGCTCGTGTC